GGTTACGACCCCGGCGGTAGGGACTGTCGAGACGTTCGCGCCGTTCACGTTGGACAGACCCGAGGCATTTACCGCAATCAAAAGACCGTTGACCGTGAATGTAGTAGAGGTGGTGCCTACGCTCGTGATGTTGGGTTGGGAAGCGAGTGCAACGACGTTCGCCAAGGGCACACTCCCCTGCACGTTACTCGCCTGGAGGGCTGAAAGGGCCGATCCGTTTGAAATGACGTTCCCGATCGTTGCGGTCCCTAGGACGTACAGATTCGAGCCCGTCGGGGGCGCACTCAGGGTGCCGACGGACACGCCGTTCTGGTACGCAACATTTCCAGCGACGGTTGTCCATTGTGTGGCGACGTTCGCAGCGGCGGTGACGCGACCGTATTGATCGACGGTAACCTGTGAGACGTTGGCACCCGATCCGTACATGCCAGAGGTCACGCCGCTCACGGGGAACACGCCGGTACTCAGGGTCCCGAATGCCAAGTTCGAGGCGTTGATGTTTGAAATTCCAGAACCGTTGGAAACAATCAAGAGACCCTGGACGCCGAGACCAGTCAAGGTTCCGACACTTGTGATGTTGGGCTGGGCCGGCTGGACGACCGAGTTGGCCGTGGCGACCGTATCGACTATAGAATTGGAGTGGATCCCGTAGAGGCCCCGGCCGTCGCCCGAAATTGTACCGGCAATGAGAGACCCGATGACGGTCAGAGTCGTGAGGGCCCCGACCGAGGTGATGTTGGGTTGGGCCGGGTTGACTACCGATCCCGCGGTGTTTGCAAAGTTCACGGTCCCGGAAAGATTGCTGACGGGCACGTTCGTGAGACCGGCACCCGAACCGTAGAAAATAGCGGCATTCGAGGACCCTGAAACGGTCAGGGACGTTAGCGTCCCCACTGAGGTTATGTTGGGCTGAGAAGCCTGCGAAACCACTAGGGCGACGTTGGCGTTTGCTACATTGCCCACGAGGTTGGAGGAATTTAGGTTTGAAATTCCCGATGCGTTTCCGGTGAGGAGACTTGCCTGTAGGACCCCCGAGACGATCAAAGAGGTCAAAGTTCCCACGGAGGTTATGTTGGGTTGTGAAGGCTGAGAAACCACCATGGCCACGTTGGCACTAGCAACGTTTCCCACGAGGTTGGAGGAATTAAGGTTTGAAATTCCAGAACCGTTGGAAACAATCAAGAGACCCTGGACGTTGAGGGAGTTTAGGACACCTAAACTCGTCACATTGGGTTGTGAAGCCTGACTCACGACAAGAGCGACATTTGCGTTGGCAACGTTTCCAACTAAATTACTTGAATTAAGGTTTGAAATTCCAGAACCATTGCCTGTAAACATATTAGAGTTCAAAATTCCCGAGACCACGAGAGAGGTCAAAGTACCCACTGAGGTGATGTTTGGCTGGGAGGCCTGAGAAACCACTAGGGCTGTGTTGGCACTAGCAACGTTCCCGACTAAATTACTTGAATTAAGATTTGAAATTGCGGAACCGTTTGAAACAATCAAAAGTCCCTGAACCGAAAGACCGGTCAAAGTACCGACCGAGGTTATGTTGGGTTGAGCAGGGCTAGTGACGCTCGTAGCGACGTTAGCCGCCGCAACGTTACCGACCAAGTTACTTGAATTAATGTTTGAAATTCCCGAACCGTTGGAAACAATCAAGAGACCCTGGACGTTGAGGGAGTTTAGGACACCTAAACTCGTTATGTTGGGTTGGGCCGGCTGAGAAACCACTAGCGCGACATTTGCGTTGGCAACGTTACCGACCAAGTTACTCGAGTTAAGGTTTGAAATTCCCGAACCGTTGGAGGCGACCAGTAACCCGGAGACGATTAACGATGTTAACTGTCCCACAGACGTGATGTTGGGCTGGGCCGGTTGAGAGACGACCATGGCCACGTTGGCAGCCGCCACATTTCCAACTAAATTTGAAGAATTAAGGTTACTCAGACCAGAACCGTTACCAATGTACAGACTGGCCAAAACTGAATTTAGGTTTGAAATTCCAAAAACATTTAGGGTGGCTGACCCGAAGACGGTTGCAGAATTTACGTACAAAGTTGAAACGTTCAGGGTGTCTGTTATGTTTGCAGAACCGAGAACGTACAGGTTCGACCCAACGGGGGGTGCATTCAGGGTACCTACAGACACGCCGTTCTGGTACGCGACGTTCCCGGCGACGGTCGTCCACTGAGACGACAGGATACCGATATTGGACGCGGCCGTCACGAGACCGTATTGGTCTACGGTCACCTGTGAGACGTTGGCGCTCGAGCCGTACGTACCAGCCACCACACCACTTGGGGGCAAATTCGTATTTGAAATTGTTCCATTGATATTCGAGGCGTTGATGTTCGAGAGACCGTAGCCGTTTCCGAAAAAGGAGGTTCCCCAAATACTCGAGCCGTTTATAGAGCCAGCAACATTGAGGATCGAATAACTGATATTCGAAACGATATTACCAGCCACGTACAAGTTTCCTGTAAAGGTTCCGTCAACGGCGATAATGTTACCAGCGATGACGTTTCCAGTTGTGTCTAGGACGTTTGAGGCGATGATGACGTTCGCTGGAGGGCAAGGAGGGCACGCAACGGCCCTGGGCCCCCCATTAGCGATGCTGTCACACATCGTCTATCTGTTTTTTACGGAGATTATTATCAAAAGACCAGCGAGAGCAACCACTCCGATGATTATCATCTTGGTATGATCACCGTTATCCCATGTGACTGGAGGGGGGAGGCTCTCTGGACGTTCTGGCTCTTCTGGGACTTGGATCGTCTTGAATTTTAGAAGAAACATATTACGTCCGGAATCAAGCAAGGTGCCACTGTTGGGCTGACGCCACGAGACGGTCAAGCGGTCGAGTTTATCGATGCGCGCGGGGTACTTGGTGCTGATGCGGTAATTCGCGTTGTAAAACTCGGCGGTGCCCGTGATTTTGATGGGGATGGTGGCGAACGAGCCGTTGAATGCGTTTGCAGTAGGGACGCGAACCGTTCCAGTACCGAGTGCCGATGCCGTGAGGTGGCTGGGCGCACGGAGCTCTGCAACGTCGAGCGTCACAAACTGGGACGTTGCCAGGTCTGGCAATTGGGCCGAAACCAGCTCAACCTCTGTGATGTTCAAGATTGGGGTGGTCAAGTGAAGAATGTAATTGTTAGAATCGGGCCAGAGGAGCTGGTTGCGATTATTGGAGTCCACGTAGACGATGTACTCCGTCATTTACTAAGATGTACCTAGACAATTTGTCCACCGTACTGGCACACGTTAGGCTTGGAGCACGTGAAGCGGAGCGTCAGGAACGTGGGACCACCCGTGATGGCGGGCTGACCACCCACCGCCGTGAAAATGTTTACGGTGAGTTTCTCAATCTGGCGAATAGGCTCGATAAAGGAGGTTTCAACGGGGAAATAGTTGCCTACTGTGAAAGTTGTACGATGTTCTGACGTGCCATCCGAGACGGGGATGCACAGCAGCGATGATCCGAGTTGATAAGCATTTGAAACCTGTGCGGATGCCTGACCCTCTGACGAAATCTGCCCAGAAACCCGAATGTCATAAACTGGGTTTGCGCGATCATTGAATTTAGAAACTAGTTCATCGATGTGAAGGTAATAAGCGTTTGTGGTCACCGGGGATGTGGCGTTGGCATGGAAACTCGCGGAAAGGAGCTCCACCTTGATTACATTTCTCAAAGGAATGTTGATGTAACCCACGAAGCTCGTATTGGAGCTAGCGTAGACTGAATCAACACGGACTGTGTAGACTTCCGTGTCACACATTTAATTTAGGTTAAGATTTTAAAAAGGTGGAGGGAACTCAGGAAACCCGAACGCCCCTGCGGGATCACGAGTCCTTCGGACTCGGTCTAGGTCTCGGTCTTTAGGTCCGCTCCAGCAGGGAGCCGCCGATGCCGCCCTCGATGGAAAAGTCGCGAATCTGCTCGCGGATCATGTCACCGTCGCCGCACAGACCACCTGGGGTCATGCCACGCGTGTAGTACGCCGCCTTCTCCGAGGGGCCTGGGGTGCACTCCAGAGACGAGGGAATCTCCGTCAGAGACGAAGGACCCGATGACGCCTGGGAGCCAGCCACCGTCACCAGGGGGGCGGCCTCATACGTGCTGCCACGGCCCTGGACGAGCATGATCAGAATCGCCACGAGCAGACCGATGATCACAGCCTGAGTCAGAACCTTGCCAATTTTGAGAGCCATTTATAATTGGTTAATATTTTTTTGGTGCGTTAAAGATTGCGAGTTCCTTTCTTTAAAGATTCCAGAGATGGACTTGACCTTTGACGGCCCTATGGATATGAACGACGACGAGTCCAAGCTCATGGACGAAATTTCTATTCAGGTTCCTACCAAGAAGACCATTCCTGTGCGGCCCAAGCCGGCGCGCCCTAGCCCATTTATAAAACGGGCTCCTGGACCAATGGGGCCACCGGGTGGTCAGGAGGATGCGGGCCTGGACATGTTCATGAATCCCGGT